TGCCTAGCCTAAATGTTAGACAACGATAACGGCTACCTTGAAGTAAAAGCACCATTATAAATTATCCGTACAAATAATTTATTGTAATGGCTACCTTTTAAAACTTACAAGCCCCGTGGAGGAAGTATTATGGCTGAAGCACAAACTAATCCTGTGGAGGAAAAAACACCTAACCCTTATAATGCAAAGAAAGATTGGCACACTCCTGATAAACCATCAATGGGTGATGCCGATGGATTATTCTATGCACGACCTAAAGAAGAACAGGCTACGCCTTCTGAGGAATCAGAAACGCCCCCTGCTAAAAATTCTAAGGATGTAAATTATAAGAAAAGGTATGATGACCTAAAGAAACATTACGACAATAGAATTGCTGAGTTCAAACAAAAGGAACAAGAGCTTCTTGCGGAGGCTGCTGAAAAAGCACCTAAGTATCAGGCTCCTAAAACTTTAGAAGAACTAGAGGAGTTCAAAGCAAAAAATCCAGACTTGTATGAGACAGTTGAAACTGTAGCTCATTTACAAAGTGAAAATCAAACCGAAGAATTAAGACAGCAACTTACAGCTTTGCAAGAACGGGAAGCTGACATTATGAAACGAGAAGCTGAAACAGTTCTTAGGGAACGTCATCCAGATTTTGAAGATATACGGGGTGATGATGCTTTTCACGAATGGGCTAAAGAACAACCTGACGATATACAAAAATGGATTTATGCTAACAATAGTGATGCTACTTTAGCTAGTCGTGCTATTGACCTTTACAAAATGGAAAAGGGAATAAATCAGCCACCACAAAAGAGGCAGTCCAAGCAAGAGGAGAATAGGTCTGCTGCCGATATGGTGTCTACAAAAACTACTGCGGTGGATGCGAAAGCTCCTAAAGTTTGGACAGAAAGAGAAATTGCTAAGATGTCTATTGACCAGTTTGATAAGTATGAAGACGAAATCAAACAAGCATTGGCAGAAGGCAGAATAGCGAAATAAGTTTTTGAGAGGATATTACAATGGCTTATAATCAATCTGACCAATATTTTGAACCGTCTACGGATACTAACGCAAACTTTGCAAATTCCGTATCGGGTCAAACAAACTCGTATTTCTTACCTGCAATTTATTCTAAAACTGTTTTAAACTTTTTTAGAAAATCATCTGTAGTAGAAGCAATTACTAATACAGATTATGCAGGAGAGATTGCGGCATATGGTGATTCTGTAAGAATTATCAAAGAACCTGAAATTACTGTTTATCAGTATGAAAGGGGACAAGACGTAACTGCGACTAAGTTGACAGACCAAGAAATTAACTTGGTTGTTGATACAGCAAACGCATTTAAGTTTATCGTAGATGACATTGAAACTAATATGTCACACGTTAACTTTCGTGACGTTGCTGCATCTTCAGCAGCTTATTCAATCAAAGATGCGTTTGATGCAGGTGTGCTTGCAGTAATGTTTGCAGGTGTATCATCTTCTAGCCCTAATCACATTTTAGGTTCTGACAACGCAACTGATCTAGCAGCAGGTACTTTTGATGGTACTGGTAATCTAGACATAGGTTTTGCTTCTGGTGAGCATGATCCTATTGACGTTCTTTCACACATGGCTCGTCTTCTTGATGAGCAAAATGTTCCAGAAGAAGGTCGTTGGTTCGCAGCAAACCCAGAGTTTTATGAGCAGCTTGTACAAAGCAGTTCTAAACTTCTGTCTGTTGATTACAACGCAGGTCAAGGTTCAATCCGTAACGGACTAGTATCAACTGGTAAGTTGCGTGGATTTGATATGTACAAGACTAACAATATTGCTTCTACCTCTAATGCAGCAGGTAAGTGTATTGCAGGTCATATGTCATCCACGGCAACTGCTCAGACTATTACTAGTACTGAAGTAATTCGTGATCCTGATAGCTTTGGTGATATAGTACGAGGTCTTCATGTATATGGAGCTAAAGTACTACGTCCAGAAGCATTGGTTTCTGCGTTCTACGGCATTGACTAAATATTACGGGGGGCTGAAATATGCCCCCTTTAATTTTATTGGAGGTAATTATTATGTGGACTAAACCTACTTATGAAAATGTTAGACTTGGTTTTGAAATCACAATGTATTACAGCAATAGGTAAGGAAATATAGTATGCCACAAATAGGAAGTGAAAAAAATCCAGTACGGTTTAATGTTAATAATAAAGTTAAAATTCGTGCTGCCTATATGAAAGCTGAAGATAAAAAGAAATATGATGATAATTATGATCGTGTTTTTAGAAATCCTAATAATCCCGTAAATCATAAAGAGCTTGAAAAATAATTATGGCTACTACATTTTTAGAATTAACAAATGAACTATTAAGGGAGTTAAATGAAGTAGTATTAACTTCCTCAACTTTTTCTAGTGCTGTAGGTATTCAAGCACACGCTAAAGATTGTATTAATAGATCATACTTAGATATAGTTAATGAAGAACCTCAGTGGCCTTTTTTAGCTACAGGTGAAAGCGGTGCTACCGATCCTATGTATGGCAATGTATCAGTAGATACTGTAGCAGGTACAAGGTGGTATGAATTAAAAGCTGCGAGTTCATCTATAATAAATGACTACGGCTCTATAGATTGGGATAATTTTTATTTAACTACAGTAAGTGTAAGTGGCGAATCAGCTCCTTACGTTTCTAAAAATTTAAGATTTGTAACTATAGAAAAATGGAAAGACTTTAGAAGGGCTAGAGAAAATGCTGATGATGCTGATCAAGCAGTAGGAGGAGAACCTAATCTTGTTATTAGAAGTCCAGATTCTAGAAAGTTTGGATTAAGTCCTATACCTGATAAAGTTTATAAGGTTTGGTTTTTTGCTTATGACCTTCCTACACAACTATCTGCACATAGCGATGCTATAGTTTTTCCTGATTTGTATAAAACAGTGATATTATCTAAAGCTAGATATTACACACATCAATTTAAAGACAACCCTCAAATGGCTGCTTTTGCCTTAGAAGATTATAGAAAGGGATTAAAAAGCATGAGGGAAAACTTAATAGGGACTGTTCCAACATTTATGTCTGATGACAGAGTTAGGTTTGATTAACTATGCAAGCATTTGGTTTATCATGTCAAGGCGGTCTAAACACTAATCTTAACCAGTTTCAAATGTTACAGCAACCGGGATTTGCTACAGAGTTACAAAACTTTGAAGTTGACCCTGATGGTGGTTACAGAAGAATAAATGGTTATACACTTTATGGTGGCAGTAGTGCAGCAAGACCTAATAGTTCTAATCCAATATTAGGACTTTTTGTTTATGCCGATGGTGTTATTGCAGCATCAGGTACTAATCTTTATTTTACTTTAGACGGTACAAGTTGGGTACAAATAAATCGTTCTAGTGTAAGTGGATCAGGAGATAATTACTCTACATTTACAGGAAGAAGCACAGCAACTAGAACAAGTCAATCGTATGCAAACTTTACATTATTTGAAGGAAATACTACTTATGGTGAAGTAGTAATAACTGATAAAGGTTCTGGCGTAAAACCTGCTTTATTTAAAATGACAGGTACAGGTGATAGCTTATCAGATAGAACTTTTTTCTATGAAGAAATTACAGTAAGTGGTACACACTATCCAAAGTTTTGTACTATACACGACAAACACTTAGTAGTTGCAGGAGCAGCTACAGCACCTAATACTATATTCTATAGTGGCACAAGTGATATAAATGATTTTACTTCAACGGGTTCTGGAAGTATTGTATTAGATGATCAAGTAGTAGGACTAAAAAGTTTCCGTGGCGATTTAATTATATTTTGTAAAAACAGTATTTATAAATTAGTAAATATAAATGATTCAAATTCTATAGCTATTACACCTATAACTAAAAACGTAGGTTGTTTAGATGGTAATAGTATTCAAGAGATTGGTGGTGATCTTATATTTTTAAGCCCTGATGGATTTCGTTTAGTTGCAGGTACGGCTCGTATTGGTGACGTAGAGTTAAGTTCAGTATCAAGACAAATACAATCTATTGTTGCTTCTTTAGCTTCTAACATAGGTTCTTTAGTTATATCTAGTGCAGTATTAAGAAGTAAGTCTCAATATAGATTATTTTATAGTTCAGGTGCAGCTTCTACAGATACAGCAAAAGGAATTATAGGAACCATAACACCACAAGGTTTTGAGTGGTCTGAAACAATAGGAATACAAGCTCATGGATTTACATCAGGTTTTGATAATAATAGTGTAGAACAAATATATCATGGTGATAAAGATGGCTATGTTTATAATCATAATACAGGAAATTCTTTTAATCCGGCAGGAACAGAAACAAATATAGATGCAAGATATAAAACACCTAATTTAGATTTTGGAGATGCAGGAACATTAAAAACATTACACTACACAAAAATATCTTTTACACCTGAAGGAACAGTACAGCCTACATTAAAGATAACATATGATTTTGATGATACTAATAGACCACAGCCTCCAAACTATACACTAGATTCAATACCAACTCCGGCAGTATTTGGAGATTCAACTTTTAATACAGCAGTATTCGGAGCTTCTCAAGACCCTATGGCAAGACAGGCAGTACAAGGAAGTGGACACAATATAGCCTTTAAAATATTTAGTCAGGATACTAATGCACCTTATTCAATAAATGGTTTCTATGTAGACTATAGACCTTCCGGTAGGAGATAATAATGGGTACAAGTTATGTAAGACAAAGCTCAATGGCAGATGGAGATACTATAACTGCCGCTTTATTTAATGATGAATTTAATAGACTACTAACTGCTTTTTCATATGCTTCTAGTAGTACTACAGGTCATCAACACGATGGTACTGCCGGGGAAGGCGGCAATATACATACTATTGGTGATCAAGATTTTTTAAATAAAATTCTTACTACTAGTAATACTTGGGAGTTCTATGTAGAAGTTTCTAGTGCTGCTGCAAAACAAATGGTATTACAAGATGGAGCGTTAGTACCCAATGCTGATAGTGACTTAGATTTAGGAACATCAAGTAAATATTTTAAAGATGCTTATATAGATAGTATTACAACTACAGGTAATGTATCTGTTGGTGGGAATCTTACGGTAACAGGCACTACAACTTTTAATGGAGGTACTCTTACTTTAGGAGATGCAGCAGATGACAATGTTGTATTTGGTGCAGATGTAAACAGTAATATTATTCCTAATACAGATAGTGCTTATGATTTAGGTTCTTCTAGTCAAGAATGGCGTGATTTATATATTGATGGTACAGCGTATTTAGATGCTATAAATTTTAATGGCACAGCTATTAGTGCAACAGCAGCAGAAATAAATATACTAGATGGAGTAACTGCTACAGCTTCAGAACTTAACATAATGGATGGAGTTACTGCAACTACGGCAGAACTTAATATCCTTGA